GTCTTAGTCGATGAAGTGGGGTTTGTTCCTCACCCATCCATCATCATGGCGGGCGCTTCCCCTGATGGCTTAGTTGGTGATGAGGGTCTCTTAGAGATAAAAGCGCCCAATACAGCCACGCACATTGAGACTTTGCTGTCCCAAACTGTGCCAAGTAAGTACAACACGCAAATGCAATTCCAAATGGCTTGCACAGGGCGTAAGTGGTGCGATTTCGTTAGCTTTGACAATCGCCTACCCGCAGAACTTCAGTTGTTTGTGAAACGTGTCCCACGGGATGACGTTTTCATCAAACAAATAGAAGCCGAAATTGTCCAATTCTTAGCCGAACTGGATGACAAAATCACCAAACTCATGAAAGTCAAGAATGTCTAAACTGTACGAAATCACCGTTGTTTCTGGAAAATACAAAAACAAAGATGGTGTGGAAAAGTCCCGCTATCAAACCATTGGCTCTGTAATCGAAACCAAAAACGGCCCAATGTTGAAGTTGGACAATATCCCCTTAATGGATGGCGGATGGAACGGCTGGGCCTATCTCAACACACCCAAACCCAAAGAGGAATACCAGGGTTTGCCAAAGGACGATGACATGGATTTTTGAGTTTACGGGGTGAAAGCTGTGCAATTTAGCTTGCGGACGAACAGTCGTAGCCCTACCTTTTAGGAACAATCATGGACTATAAAGACGCATTTAAGAAAATTTTTGCCATGCCAGACTTTCCAAGAGTCAGGGCCAACGATCCAGTCACCTCATTTGAGGCAGCAGAGTCGATCAAAGATTCTGTATTTCAGCATCACCAGGTCATTTTGGAATGTCTCCAAACACATGGCCCTCTGGGTAAAGACGGGATTTCAGCCCACACAGACCTGGACAGCAACCAGGTTGCCAGGCGCTTAAACGAAATGAAAGTAATTGGTTTGATTGAATTGACTGGCAACAAAGTCAAATCAAACTCAGGACGCAACGAAAGAGAATGGCAATGTATCCAATCGGCCTAAACGACAAACAGCCCTTGCACCCGTACAAATGCTGCAACAAATGTGACCAGGATAAACCGCCAGAGGGCGGCATTGACATGGGCCATAAATGGATTTGTCAATCTTGCTGGATTTCTAGAACCACAGGCCGACATTTAAGGCAAAACCATGAACAAAGATGATTTGATTACATTGCTTCGGATTACAGGGGCGCATGAAACCGCCATTGACGCTGTATGCGCTGCTTACGATGTTGGTTGGAATGATGCCCTTGACGATGCTTCAAAACGCATCCAAGGGCTTCCATTTGGCGACACAGCAGATAGTTTCGCTGTGTTTGTCAAAGAATCTAAGAAATAAGGGCGCATTCGGCTTGTCTGCGCTTTAGGAGGCCTGGCAAAACTTTGCCACCTCCCTTAGTCCACAACATCAATTGCTCTTTAGCGCCATCCCAATCCCCTGCGTTAATCTTACGTTTGAGGGTTGAAGTCTGAAGTCGGCCTGTCCCCAGGTTATAGCAAAAATCCACAATTGCGTTGCACTTGCGCTCATCAGTTGCAAGAATGGGGCAGTTGCGCAGAACGCCTGGCAAATATGTATGCTCTAGTTCCACCATGAGCAATGCCCTTGCTGTTGGCTCATCCATTGGGGCATCTTCTAAAGTCACCTTACGCCCGTCTGAATAGTAGGTTGAACCGTAACCAATCGTAGGAATTCCCGCAGGGCATAGATAAGGTTTAGACCTAAACCCTTCAAATTGGCGACAAAGGGCTGCTGCCAGTTCTAAGTTCATAAACCACGTTTAGAAAGAGTGCGGTCAAGAAACCAATAATTGATTGTTCCTGACAACAAGGCAGAAAAGTCAGGGGTCATCATGGTTTTAAATACTTCAGTCGCTGGCGCACCAGCAAGCCAAGCATTCCAGGCAAACCACACATGGATAAATGACCACACAAACAGCACCCAATAAGTCACCACAGGGCGCACAGAAGCCGACAAACTGGCTACCCATCCACCCGCTGCTTTGACCATTTCCGCTTGCTGTTGAATAGCGCTATTAAAAGCATCCATCACGCCCACATCAACAGCTGCCTCACGTTGTGCGCCAATTTCAGCCAACTTTTGTGCGCCACGTTGTGCTTCTAAGTCGCATTGAAACTTGAACATATTTAGTTCATGCTCACGCTCATTCTTTTTGTCTAGCCATTTAAGGACTTCTGGGGCAAGACGAAACACGCCACCAAAGATTGAGCCTAACAGTCCACCAGATAAAATTTCAAACATGATCAATTCTCACAATGTTTGCATTTATGGTGACTGTCACCATGCGATAGTTTGACACCAGCCAAAAGGCCAATAAAGCCACCAATAATGGTTTGAAACGCTGGATGAAGCATAGAAAATATTTCTGCGTTATCAACTTCTTTAGCCCACAGGCCAAGCAAGAAAGCAACCACCATTCCTAACACCGAAAGGCAAAGAGTAGCGGCTACCATTAAAGTTACAGAATAAGTCAGCTTTCCCACCACATCTGGATTGTGTTCCATATTACCTCACACATAAATGTCTAACTTGCGGTTTTGAAATATCTCCATGCGGAGTCTTTCTTGAACCACTTTTTTACAATAAATTTCAAACCCTACATCTTGAATTTCAGTCTGTTTGCGCTTGGCTATTTCAACAATTCTATTGGCCTCATGCTGTTTTTCTAATTTGACTTGGGCAAGATCGTGCTTGTCAGGATAACCAGACGGTTGAACAGTTGGAAATAACTTAATGCTTTCAATCATTTCTCACGCTCTTGCGCCTCTTTATAACCATGAATAATTGCTGCTCTTAGCCAAGTGCTGTCGGCTGTCCCTGCCCACTCAGCCAAATTGTTCCACATAACCACATAGTCTGAAGTTTTGCAATGTTTGGCATTGTTTTCAAGCCAGGCCAACATTTTGAAATGGCGCTCTGTTGGATCATGGATGGTGTAACCAATTCCGTAAAACTCTCGAACATGACAGCCATTCTTTGCTACTGCACTTACTAGCCCAAACAACAAAATCAGAATGAGCCAGCGCATTCATTTACTTTGACCAGTAATGGCTGATGTAGCCCAGAAGTGTTGATATAGCAGACACAAATGCCATGCCCATCCAAAAACCGCCACGGCCTTTGTTTGCCAGTTCAATAAGGGTTTCAAGTTGGGCCTCCATCTTGTCAATTTTGGCTTCCATTGATTCAACTTTTTGCCAAAGCACCCCGTACTTAACCAAATCAATGTCAGACATTTCAGGCCTTTTGGATGAACGCAAGCGCATAGTACAAAGGTAAGTTTGTGCCGCCAGAACCCGCTACGCTTGAAGTAAAGCCGCCTGTGTTACCCACAGCGTAAGTATTACCCGCACCCACCACAAAGCGGTCACGCAAATCTGGTGTGCCGTTTTGACCATCGCACAAATAGTAGCCAGTTGGAATTGCACCAATAGAGCCTGACCACATGATGATGCTACCCGCAGGGATTGGGGTTGTGCTGGCGCTTGTCCCCAGGATGCCATAAAGGTTGTCGTAAGTGGCGATCTGCACGTTGGCAGAGTCGGTCAAAACAAACTTGTAGGAATAGCCTGAAGTCAACCAAATCTCTTGTGGGGGACGTCCGCTAGTTCCCAATTGAATGGGGTTGGTGTTAGAAGTCGTACCCGCTGACGTTGTGTAAGTCGCCAGGGGAGTGCTTGAGCCAGCCTGGTAGGTATAAATGTACCCACCATTCAGGGGGAGGCCTGTGTTGGTAAAGAATTGGAAACCGTTACCAATAGGGGAAAGGTTGACTGCCATGTTATTTTCCTAAGTCTGAAAGTTTAGTGCCAAGTTGGGATGCCTTTTGCATTTCCTTTTGGGACTTTTGTGCTTCTTTAGTCAATGCTTTGGCAGCAAGTTTCTCTGAACCAGCCATGCCAGCTTTGCCGCCCAAATAACCACCCACAGCTGCACCGCCTGGCCCTGCAATAGCGCCACCGATGCCAGCGCCAGCTGTTGTGCCAAGTTTGCCTAGGTTGCCCTCAATAAGCCCAACTCGTCTTAATTGCTGACCAGCGCCCTCATAGCTGTGAACGCCTGGCATCAAATAGCCACCCATGTTCAATGTGTGGAATGCTTGTTGTTCTTCAGGTGTAAACGCCATTTTGATCTTGTCTGCCCTGGCATTCAAAATTTTATTGACAGCATTTTGATTCCATTCACCAGCTTTGGCAGCGCCAGCCTGGTAGATTTCACGGGCCAAGTTGCCACGCATCTCATTCATTGCAGATTGGGCTGAAACACGCAAGTCTTGCGGGACTTCCACAGTCCACTTTGGCAAACCCGTAGTCTTATCAATAGGGCCAGAAATAGTGCCTTTGGAAACCTTCTCAGCTGTGTCGTAAATGTGCCGCCATTGGTCAAGGGGCATACTGTTTAACTTCTGAGGAATTGCATCAAAGGCTGTGGCAGTCTGAACGCCATTGGGATCAATGTCGCCAAATATCTCTTTAATGCCTTTAGAGCCAAACAAAACCTTTTCGGCCTGGTGCAAACTGTCAGCCTTTTTGAGCAAGTCTAAACCACCAGCTTGACCAATATCACGCTCAATTGCCTGGTTGATTTGTTTGATCACGCCAGCGTTGTCTTTTGTCCAATTGCTATTTAAAGCCTTTTGAACGGCTGTCCATGCGCCTACGGTGTTGGGCGCATACACGTTGCCCATTTCATCTTTGAAACCGACAGTTTTAGCGTGATTGATCAAATCTTCAGCAGCTTTCGCAACGCCTTCATTGCCCTTTAAACCAAGGCCAGCTTTAAATTGTTTGTCACCAAATAGGTTTTGAACGTTGCTAGTTTGGATTGGGTTGTCTCCAACCTTTTGGGTAACCTCGTCATACAGTTTCTTTTTCTCGCCTTTAAAGAACCCTGCAAGACCTTCCTCACCAGCAAATGCGTCATTGATACGCTGACCACGCTCGTAGGGCGTAATCAATGTTGGACTTGCGCCCGTGTTCTCAATGCGCTTTTGAGCATAGTTAGAAAGCGCCACTTGTTCATTGGCGATTTGTTGTTTGTACAGCTCACCTTCTGGCGTTGGGTTAGCCATCTTTGCTTTGGTGTGTTCATTGCGCAACAGATTTTCGTTGCCTGTGATCACGCCTGGGCGAACTTGTCCCGTGTTGCCAAGAATCTCATTAGCAATTTGCGCCCTGGTCTGTTGTTCAGTAACTGGCACATCTTGCGCAGTCTTGGACAACTTGACTTGAGGAAATTGACCTCGGGCTGATTCTTCGCCAGTAATCTGACCAGCGTAAGGATTGTTCTCAACTTTGGCCGCACCAATACTGCCAGGCTTGGCTTGGGGTTGTATTTGGGGTTGTGGTTGACCGCCCTTGGCCTCAAACTGTCTTTGTAACTCTAGTTCACCAACGCCAAGTTGTTTTCCAATAACGCCTGGTATTTGTTTGCCAGCTTGAACTGCTTGACCCACGGTCTGTCGTGCTTGTTGCGCAGCTGGCCCAGCCAACGGTGCAAAACCAGCCAATTCAGGCATCATGCTTGGAGGCACTTTGCTGGCTTCAAACGCTTGTTGCAGTCCACCTAAAACAGCCTGGGCTTGCGGTGTTCTAATTTCAGGTGACAGCTGCTTTTGTAAGTTTGCAGATTGTTCTTGACCAATGCGCACACCTTCAGGTGTTCCATATTGACCAGACCTTAATGATGCAACAATGCCCGTTGCAGGGCCAAGAACGCTTGTTGCAGCGCCAGCTAGGGGTGCTGTAATGATCTCACCCAAAGCACGTTTGCCTTGTTGAAATTGGTTATAAAGGTCAACAGCACCATTTAAAACAGGGCCACCAGTAGGTTGTTTTGGCCCACGGGTTGACTGGCCTTCAGCAATTGCTTTTGCCTGGGGATCAAACCCTGCGTATGAACCACGCCCTGCACCACCGTCAAATGTCGGCTGCATGGGTTTGTTTGGCTGTGTTTGCTTGCCAAGGATCATTGCACCTAATTCATCATCAGGGGCTTGTGTTTGTTGTGCTGGCGCTGCGCCCTGCATTACCTTGTTGACATAGCTTGAGGGGTCTTTGGTGACAAAGCCGCCATATTGGGCCAATGCTTTGTTTACATCGCCATTGTTTCGCTGAACCAATTGTTCCAGGTACGCTTTGGCTGCGCCACGGGCTTCTTTTTCATCAAAGGGATTAAACTTCATCCCTTGCTTGTGAAGCATTTGCACAGTCTCAGGCATGAACTGATAAGCGCCCATTGCCTTAGTGTCTTTGTTGATGGCAAACGGGTCTTTGCCACTCTCAACTTTTTTTAGTCGATCTAGCAATTCATCTGTAACGACAGAGGCTTTGGCTTCAGGCGCTTTGCCTAAAATAAGTGCGCCAAGTTCATCCATTACAAACCTCCAGTTTCAGACAATTTCTTGATGTTCTGATACTTATTGTAGAACTCTTGACGCTTTTTAGGGTCACTTCCAAGCAGTTTTTCAATCTCAAATTTGCGCTGCGTTGGGTCAGTTATGTCCTTGTAAATGTTCATAACTTCAAAAATCTTGCTGTCAGCATTTGAGTTCCACAATTGCTGATAAGCCTTCATGTTGTTGTCGCCATACTGTTGGGCAAACTTCTGTGCGCCAGTCGCTTGCATATCAATATTGGTTTGGTCAGCCTGAACCCTACGGGCAATTTTGGTCAAAACCTCTGGAGGCACTTTAATTGTGCCGTTAGCAACCGCTTGCATATCTAGGCCAGCCACGGTGTTTCCTAGACCGCCCATTGCTTTGGCATTGGAAAGCGCCATGTTCGCCAAGTCTTTAGCCAACATATCATATTGCTCACTACCGATTGCCATGCGGATTTTTTGCTCAACTTGACCAGGAATGCCACCTTTAGAAAAGTAAAGGTCACTTCCAATTTTGTTGGCTTGCTGGATAACTTCCTCAGTATTCCTACGGGCCTGGCTTAAACCGCCTTGGGCTTCAACCAAACGTGAACGATAGGCTTGACCAGCTGTTTGGTCTGCTGCCTCTGTCGGCTCTGGTGCGTAAGGCTGTGAGGCGCTTCTGACAGGGTAAGGCAATGGCGTATTGCCAAGCACAGGCTTTTGACCAGCTGCACCACTAGGCATACCGCCAGGCTGACCAGGAGTGTTTTGCAAACCGCCAGCAACGCCAACCGTAGCTGTGGGCATTTCACCGCCAGCACCTGGTTGAGTGGTGACAGTTGTGCCTTGCGCTGTTGTGCTGATAGTAGGCGCAAACGCTGTTTCTTTTTGCGCTGGCGACAATAATCCTTGTTCTTGCGCAATTAAATCTTTAGTTATGTGAGGGCCTTTGGTTGCTTTACTTAATGGAACTTTGTAAGCCTCAATTAAATCGTGCATTTCACGGCTGTCAGGAAATTCACCTTTAAGACGATCTAATTCCTGAATAGCAGTTTGTGGATCATCAATTTTTAGACGTCCCAAAATCCCCAAACGCCCAGCAACATTTTGACGCATTTCTTGCGTCATTGCGTTTTTGGCTTTAGTTGCTTCTGTTTGACTTTTGGCTAATGTGCTTAATTCACTAATAACTTTAGGTGCAGTTAATGGTGCAAAAGTTGAAATTTTGTTTAATTTATCCATGTCAGTCCGACCATTGGTTTGCCAATTGTCAGGATTGCTCATGAAGTCTTGAATTTTTAAACGCTCATCGTTTTGTTGACGCAAGACTTGGTTTTCAATCTGAGCCTTTTCCAAAGCCAAAGGATTAAGCTGCTGGGCTTGTTGATAGCTTTGGATGCCAGAAGCCATGTTTACCAAGTCCCCAAGGCTTGAACCTTGTGGTTTGGGATAGTTCACATTCATTGAAAAGTCAGCCATGATTTATCCTTATGTCGCTTTGATCATAGAGCCAAGCAATGCGGTGTTGCCAAGGTTGCTCAAAGCATTTGCTGTGTTAGCACCACCAGCTGTGGCGTTACTTGCCAAGGCCGATCCCAAACCAGTTGCCAGATTAGCCGCATTCAAGCCATAGACGTTGGCTGCATTCATGCCTTGACCAGCAGTTGTTGTCAGATTTCCACCATAGCCAGAAGCCAATGAACCCATGTTAGAGCCGTAGTTAGCACCAAGATTAGCCAACTGACCAGCTGACGTTGTGCCAATTTGAGCCATGTTAGCCAGGTTGTTGTAAATGTTACTGCGTTGGTCTTGGAAATTCTTAAACGCTTGTTGGTAAGCATTACCCGCATAGTCTTGGGTATAACGTTGCAGACCTTGTAGCGCATTACCGCCCAAAGCACCACCGCCCATGTTACCAGCACGTTGATTAGCCATCTGACCTTGTTGCAATTGGAATGCGTAGTTAGGCGCTAAATTAGCGTTCAAGTCAGCATTCGTAAATTGACGGGTCAAATAGTCTTGATTTGCCAATAAGCCTTGAGAACCAGCCCTTCCAATATCCTGGTAAGGGTCTTGATAACCAACTTGCTGGTTATACAAATTCTGCATATTTCCAGCGGTGTTTGCGTAAATGTTGCCCAAATCTTGACGATTGGCAGCGCCTATATTTTGTGCATTTTGGTAAGCATTGGTTAAGGCTGTACCAGCTTGTCCACCATATTGGTTAATCAAATTTCTAGCATCTGCAATGGCAGCGGCATTTGAGCCTGTTCCCAACAAATTGCCAAGCGCAGACAAAGTTAAACCTTGCCCCAAAGTAGTTCCCAAAGCAGAACCCGCAGTATTTGCTAATGTAGAACCTAATGTAGAACCCGCTGTGCTACCTAATGTAGAACCAAGGGTAGAGCCAAGGGTAGAACCCAAAAGAGAACCGCCTACGGTTGATCCAAGACTACCTAAAGTAGAACCAAGAGCCGCACCGCCCAATAATGAATTTGTAGCGCCTAATGTGCCGCCTGTTAAACCAGCATTTAACCCCGCTGTTCCAGTAGTTAAACCAGAATTTAAACCCGCTGTTCCAGCAGTTAATCCTGTTCCACCAGCTGCACCTCCAGCTGCACCTCCAAGTGCTGCACCGCCTGTGCCATATAAGGCTGCTTGTTCAGCAGCAGTCAAAGCGCCAGCCCCTGCGGGGATACCACTTAAACCAGCCAAATCAGAACCAACAGTCCCTAATGTGCCAAGTGAACCAAGAGTAGAACCGCCAGCAGCAGTTCCAGCTGCCTCGCCAACACCAGGCAAACCAAACATCATGCCACCAGCTGCTAATGCAAAGGGCAATAAACTGCTGTCAACCGCTTGCTGAGTGCCTGTACGCTGTAAAGTGCCATCTGGGTTGTATTGCTGATAACCACCACCCGTTTTGTTTTCGCCAACTTTGTAAGTCAGGACATTCTCAAGACCGCCAATTTGTTGATCTTGGCCTGAACCAATGGTTTGATATTGAGGCTGGACAATCGTGTCGCCAAGGGTCAAAGATTGGCCTGGAGGGATAGTCGCTGCAACCCTTGCGGCCACTTCGCCCTCAGAAACGCCAACCGCCCTAGCCATTTGCGCAGGGGTAACACCGTAAGTTTGCATTGCTTGAGCAATTTGCGCATCACTCATGCCTGGGTTTGCCGCCAACGCATCTTTGATTTGTTGATCGGTAACGCCAACCGCTTGAGAAACTAAAGAATTGATTGTGTTGTCCATGACTTAAACTTTCTCAAACATTGTAGTAAGGCACTTTGTAGGTCTTACCATTAACTGTGACATTCATAAACCCAGCAGGGTTGGCTGGCAACGTAGCTGATCCAGCCGTTGCAGTTGTGGCAGAACTGAAATTCAACAAGTTAATGAAAAACTGTTGCCAAGACCGTGAGGGACGGTTAGTCGTGCCATCCAAAAACGGTGCTTGTGGATAGGGATTAACTTGCTGCGTGCTAGAGAGTCCAGGAGAAGCCATTAGTTTTCTGCCCCTTGTACTTTAAGGTTTGCTGAAATGATGACGAAATTCACAGGATCAGTCACCGATACCTCAAAAATTCTGTCACGGGCCGTTCCCAATCTGCGCCAAATAGCACGATTTCTGTACTTACCCATCTGACCAACAGTTGTCCAATGCTCATTTGACCAGGTTGAACCACCGTCATTTGACCACCGCAACATCGCTTGTGGATAAGTTGTTGTGGTGTTTGCATTGATGGTATTGAACTCGCCCAAATAAACAGTATCCAATGCCCCAATTGTAAGAGTTCCTGTGTCAGTAATGACATAAGGACTTTGCAAATTGATCTGTTGAATTACAGCAGAAAGACCAGTTGTTCCCACGCCTGGTTGAAATTGAATCTGCAATTCATCAAAATATTGACGCTGGAATTCAGTCACCAAGTGAGGCGCTCTGCGTAATCTGCGCACATTCTGACCGTCATCTGTGTAATTAGTCTTGTCCAATTCATACAGTTTGCCGTTTTCATAGTCACCTATAATGATTAAACCTTGGAAAACAGCGCAGCAATTGCCACGGTGACGCTCAAACTGGTTGTCATTAGTCGTGTAAAGCCATTTGTGCCACATCTGCGTTGTAGCGTCATAAGCCCATGTCAAATTCAACGATGGGAATGTCACCACATAGACTTCATGGCCTTCAAGCTGATAAGTCCACGCTATCGCATCATCAACATTTTGGTTGGCTAATGTATTTTCAACCGCATGGGTAGAAATCCGCTGTGGGATGTACCCTTGCATTTGCATGATCTGGGCTTGACCACGGTTGTTGCGTGAAACGTATGCAAACGAATTGCCAAGGCGATACAGCGAAAAAGGCGCTGCAATACCGTGTTGGGTAGATGTGCCAGGAATCCTTTGAAATGGAAACGGTACAGTTCCCACATCAGTCCACACTTCAGATGAAATTTCACCCATCAAATAAACTTCACGGTGATCAACGATCAAAGCCACCAGGTCATCTGGCGCACCGTCTTTTAATGAGTAGCTAGTCTGGGGTGAAATAGGCGATAAAAGGTCACTAGCGCCCCATTGCTGCGTTGTTGGGTTGTTATAGACAAAGTAGTTGTCAATAATGTCCACGGTGTTTGCACCGCTAAACGCACCGTCTGTGGATGGCAAAACAGAAAAGTTAATGCCATACATGGTCACGCCAACGGCTACCGTACTTGCCACGCTCAATGTGTAAGTTCCAACGCCACCCGTTCCCGTTCCCAATGCCGTGATAATTGTGCCAAGGGTCACGCCAGCACCTTGGATAGTCTGACCAACGTGCAAAACGCCTGATGTGACCCCAGAAACAGTCATTAGTGTTCCCGCAATTGTGGCAGTCACTACAGCGCCCACGGTTGCCGAACTTAAAGCCTTAGAAGCCACAGTTTGGCTTCTGTTGATCGTGTAAGTTCCAGTCCCGCCAGTTCCTGTGCCAAGGGCTGTGATCACGGTTTCTGGCAGTATTCCAATACCGTACAAAGACTGGTTAATTGCAATTGTTCCGCTTGAAACGCTTGTGACCGTCAATGTTGTCCCGCTAGTTGAACCAGTAAACACGGCAGCAGCTGGGCTTGAGATATACCAGGTATAACGATAAGCACCGTCAACAATGTAAACATTGACCCCGTTGTCGGTAATCTTGACTATTCCAGAACTGGAATTAAGCTGCCCAATCACAGACGGGACAAGGTTGGCTGTCAGCGCATAGACGTAAGGCCCACAGACCGCAATCAGTTGCTCACCGCCAGAAACAGAATGCAGCCCACGAACTTCTTGAAGATTTGGCAAAACCGCCTTGACGGTTAAGCCTGGCGTTGGGTAAAGCGCAATTACCCCACGCTCACCTGGTTGCTTAGTAGGATCAACCTCGGGAAAGAAATTTATTAGCTCTTGTGCGTCTTGGTATATTGACGGGGCTTCATAAGCCGATCCCACAAAGTTAAAATCTGGCATATCTATTCCTTTAGAACGTAAGACTTGCCAGCGAGTAGCGTTTTAATGGATGGCAAACTGATTTGATAATCAATTGCAAGCTGTCGTGCTGATATGCCACTTTTGCGCTTTTCTCGGATTTCATTGGCTTGATCCATAGTGAGTTTGCACCTTGGGCCTTTGTCTCCAGAAAAGTCTGGTGAACGACCTTTGGAAACTTTGTCAGCCATGTTATCAGCGTGCGTACCAACAAACAAATGTTTTGGATTGCAGCAAATAGGATTGTCACAAGTGTGAAGCAAAAAACCTGATTGCTCTGTTCTAGTTGGCGCTTTCCATTCAATAACATTGGGATAAACCAATGAATAAATAACTCGATGTGCGTAATAACTAAAATCTTTGATTTGCACTCTGCCGTAGCCTTCTGATTTTGCGCCAAGCCAAGGCCAACATTCATCTTCATTACGTTTGTCAACCTTAGACCAAAGAACTTCTGGAGTGTTGGCAGGGCGACCAGGCGGTCTTGGGCCTTCTCCATTTTTCTTTCTTTGATAATAGGCTTTTGCATATTCTCTGCGTTTGTTTAGTTTATCTAAGTCTATTTGCATGATTGTTCCTGTTAAAAACAACCATATTTTAGCATAATCCTTACCTAGATGAAACCCCCCGTAAGTATCCAGCCTGCATCCTTTGCCTTACCAGTTAGCAGCGCATCTGGGTAACGTGCAGTCTGCAATGGTGACATATTGGTGCGCTTCAACGTAGCTTTAGCTTGACCCGCAAAAGTCTGAATCATCGTTATTTGCGTTGCAGAGGCTTTGCCATACATGGGCATCAAACGCTCTGCCAAACACCATCTGAGGGCCATTGAATAGCCTTGTGGCAGCACTAAATCCTCATACATTGATTCATAACGGGTAAACAATGTATTGGCGAACAAATGCAGTTCACCCTGGGAGGGGCTGGGCCAGATAAAAAGGTTGCCAGAATCAGCACCAGGGTTGAAGTAAACCGCCTTGGGCCACGGGCCATTTAGCGTTTTCAAACCAATCATTTGATAGCTGTGCAATTCCAAAACCGACATTGGGTAGTCCAAACCACCGCCTGTGATCGGCTGACCATTAGATGTGGTGTTCACCCGCACAAAAGCTGAATCAATGTTCAAAGGCTTTTGGTAATAAGCTGTAATTGAAGTTGATGCAACAGTCTGTGGAATGTTGACCTGGTATGTGCCAACCTCGTTGATGTTGCCACCAGCGCCCGTCAAAAACTGAGTGATCTTTGTGCCAGCTGTAATGCCTGTGCCACTTAGGGTTTGCCCTTGTGCAATAGCACCAGAAGCAATAGCGGTCACCGTCAGGACATTCCCTGAAATTGAGCCTGTAAACGATGCACCGATAAAGTTCTGAGTTGATGGGTTAGGGCCAATCGTGTATTGGGTCTGACCAGCAATAACAGGGCAAATGATTTCTGTGACATTGAAAACCATCATGTTTTCGTTTGACCATTGGTCAATTATGTCGTTCAACATCTCAAACGCATCCAATGCTGCGTCTGGAGTCGGAGTTTCACCAGCTTCCAATGCGCCAATGTCTTTTAACGCTCGGCTAACAATGTCATACGGCACAGCCATGGTGTTTCCTTACAATTTCACAGAAAAGGTCTGAGGCATCCAAGGAGGAGGCGTAAATTGGCCTTTGCTCAATGAATCTAATTGCTCTTTTAGCCTAGATTTTATGATGCAAACGCCATCTCGCATAGTCTCTTTTTCAATCCATTCAACAATCATTTCCTCTGTAACCTGGTCAAATGGAATTGATAGTTTTGGGCTGTCAAAAGTCCAATAACCCTCTGTCTCAACAGATAGATCATCTTCCTTTGCAGTCACATGATATTTAGCACAAAGAATTAAGCCATCTTGGGCTTGAGTCTCTGTGATTGACCATTGGCAGATCATGACTGGCTTACTTGAGCCTGTTCAGCAGCAATACGGGCCTGTTCAGCCTGGTAAGCTGCAATAACTTCCGCAGTCCAAGCCGCATTGCAAATTGCAATAACATTATCGGGAATGCCTGTTAGGTCTTGTCCAGGAATAAGACTTGAACGGTGATACTTTTTGCTGATTTCAATACCGTCCTCCAATATTTTGGTTGCTTCACGATAAAGAACAATGCCGTTCTCTGTTACTGTGATTTGGTCAATTACTGTTTCTTTGGTGAGTGACATTTTGATTTCCTTTCAGTTATGTCCGATTAGCAAATCCATGCTAATTAAGTATTGGTTTGGTAAACAGCACTAAAATAAATTTGTGTGCCACCTTGAAAAACTGTAATAGGGTTAACAACGCCGCTTGACGCAGCTGTAAGTCCTGGAAAATTAACAGTTGTGCTTGAGCTAATTGGTTGGCAAAACAAAGAAACAACAGATGTTGCAAGACTATTAAAAAAGTTTATTGAACCAGCTTGGTTTCTATCTGCCGCAGATGATCTAACATTAAATGGCAAACCAGATACAGTTGTTGTGCTTCCTGTTCCTTGAACGCTAATATTTAAAAAGCAAAACACATAAACTAATTGACCAATCTTAATGTAACTTCCGTTTTGCGCGTTATAAACTGCTGTGCCACCAAGACTAGGTGTCCAAGTCCCTTCCTCATAGTCATCTAGCGTGTTAGCGTCTGATGATGCTGATTGAGCTGCGGGGAATGTGATGCCTGCACCGCTTGATGATGGCGTAGTGCCTCCAACACTAATAGTATTTTGAAATCTAGTAGTATTAGTGCTGTGGTCTATAAGAATTACTTCTGTGGATGGATTATTTGTTCCAGTTCCAGTTAAAAAAGAAGTAGTGTTAGTGTTTGAGTAGTTTGATAAAATTGAAAATCTTCCAGTAGAAGTATGTCGTATGTTAATACCTGGAATATTTCCACTTACAACAATGTTTGTATCTGAAGTGTTTGTGTAATTTTTTACAACTTGAAGCGCAGATACTGGTGAGCTTGTACCAATACCAAAATTAGTTCCATCAAAGACTAGCGCAGAGCCACTTGTCACAACCTTTGAACCATTGAGATAGGTTACTCCGTTGGCTGTGCCGTAAGACAAGGTTTCGCTTGTGGTAATGCTTGTGTTTGCCGCAGTTAACGTAGTGCCGTTAAATGTCAGATTGGCAGAACCCGCAAACGCACCCGCATTGTTGTATTGCACTTGAGTGGTAGAACCACCGGGCGCTGTGGTAACAGTCGTAAACGCCAAAGTTCCACTACCGTTAGTAGTCAAAGCCTGACCACTTGTGCCATCAGCACTTGGCAACGTAAAGTTAACGGTTGAGGCTGTGTTTGGGCCAATCAGATTAACTGAACCGCCCAATGTTGCCTGAAAGACTAAAGTTCCCATGATGTTTCCTTACGGTGCAATGATTAGCTGATTGGCGGTTAGTGCGCCTGTGCTTGGGTTGTATTTTAACTTTGTGGACGAAACCGTGATCGGCAAATTACCCGTTGTGTTACTCACAAATGTTGGGTAATAGGTTGCGTTTGTGCTTGTGTTGTCAGTCACGCCCACATTCGTTGCGTTTGTTGCGGTTGTCGCTGTCGTAGCTGAACTTGCATTGCCTGTCAAAGCACCAACAAATGTCGTAGAAGTAACCGAAACAAGACCCGCAAATGTGGTCACAGTCGCACCCAAAGCCACGGCAGTTGATCCAATCGTGACGCTTGAGTTGACCAACGCACCATTTGGAATGCTTGTCAGATTAGCACCAGAACCGCTAAATCCCGTAGCCGTTAAAAGCCCTGTGGAGGGGTTAAATTGGTATTTGGTTGAACTGACATACTCAGTCGTTAAATTACCCGCTGTAGCGGCTGCAAACAACGGATAACGGGTTGCATTGGTTGTCGTGTCATCAGTCACCGTTGCATAAGCAGTCGGGGTCACCCAGGTTGGGGCTGACGAACCATTTGACTGAAGAACCTGACCTGTTGTGCCAGCGGCTGAGAATGCGTAAGCCGTACCAGTACCGTAAGCCACAGTTCCCGCAGTCGGAGTCGCAGTTCCGTTTGTTCCACCGTTTGCGATGGGCAACGTGCCTGTCACGCCAGTCGTTAAAGGTAATCCTGTGGCGTTTGTCAAAGTCACCGATTGAGGCGTTCCAAGGATAGGAGTCACCAAAGTTGGAGAGTTAGACAAGACAACAGCCACAGTTCCTGTGCTACTGGTCACGCCAGTACCGCCAGAAGCCACAGGAAGCGTTCCAGTCGTTAAAGCAGATGTGCTTGAGGCATAGACAGCACCGCCTGATGTAAACGCTGTAAGGCCCGTTCCACCGTTTGTTGTTGCCAAAGTTCCCGCAAGGGTGATTGCACCGCTTGTCGCTGAACTTGGCGTTAATCCTGTTGTCCCTGCGCTGAAACTTGTCACCGCAGAACTGGAAAGCGTTTGCCATGATGGTAAACCACTAGAAACAGTCAAAACCTGACCATTTGTGCCAATTCCAAGCATGGCAGTTGTTGCCGCAGCGCTTTGGTATGGAACTGAACCCGCTACTCCACCAGCCAAATTTGTCGATGTGGTTGCGGTTGTCGCAGTAGTCGCTGTGGTTGCCGTAGTCGCTGTGGCGGCATTCCCACCAATAGAAAGACTTGTTGCTGTGCCTGTCAGACCTGTGCCTGGGCCACTAAACTGAGTGGACGCTGTGATTGTTGATCCACCAACAGTTGATCCGCTAATGGGAGTTCCTGTAATTGATCCACTTGTAATTGCCACATTGTTGGCGTTCTGGGTTGACATTGTTCCCAAACCCGAAACTTGGGTGTTGGCAATCGCAATATTTGTGTCTGCCAAAACAGTCAGTTGACCTTGTGCGTTAACAGTCGCTGTCAGCGTTTTAGATGCAGACCCGTAAGCAGCAGCTGTTACCCCCGTGTTTGTGATTGAGAACGTATTGGAGGCAAGGGTCAGTCCTGTCCCCGCAAAGTAAGTTCCTGTCCCTGAGAACTGAACAAACGTGATGGCGGTGACGTTAATTGTGCCTGTTGTTGCAGAAGTGGAAACCCACCCTGTGTTTGCGTTGGCAGACCCGCTAACGACCACCGTGTAAGCGCCTGGCACTTCTGCCCAAACATCCATGTCTGTGGCCCGTGTCCATGCAGATGCAGAAGCCACATAAATGCCGTTTTCTGACGATGTTCCCTGATTTTTAACCAGGACACGATCACCCGCCAATGTGGTGTAAGTGTCAATTGTTTGGAGGCCAGACAGCGTGATTGACGTTGTTGTGGCGCATTTGACAGCTTGCTTGGGGTTTAAACCCTGTGCAACGCTGTCAACATAAAACTTGTTGGCAATATCTGTGTTGCCAGTTGGAGAAGTCGTAACTTGTCCTGTGGTTGCCAGAATATTTGTGAAAACGCCTGTGGATGGCGAAATTGCACCGATTGTGGTGCTGTTAATTGTGCTGTTTGTGATGTTCAACCCAGATTGATCTGGATTGACTGTGGCGTAGAAAGGCTGACCCTGACCGATAAACGTGTTAAAGGTATTGTCTAAATTAAACAGCGCCTGGACAGGCAGAATGTTTTGATCTACTGTCTTGGCAGGGTCAGCCATATCACCTCTTATGATTGGTCAGCTGTGGCGGTCACATAAACGATGGACGGGCCAGCAGCCGATCCAATCATTCGCACATAAAAGGGAGTCGTTGGAACAGCCAACACCACAGGTGCTGTCATGTTTGCTGGCAACACAAAGTCACCTGTGTTAGAACCGCTGACTGGAAACACCGCAGCGCCCACGTTAGCATCGCCAAATTTCACAGCCACAAGCGTTGAGCCTGAGTTGAGAAAAGAAGCGTAGTTAACTTGGTCGTTGGTGTTGTCATCAATCAAAACGGCAGCAGTAGAAGTTGCACCCACCGAAATGGCGTTTGTAACTCCCGCAGAACGCAATACTGATGTATTAGCCATGATTAAACAGCCGTAACAGGCAATGGGCCTTCAGCACGAACCACTTGAATTACATAAGCGCCTTGTGCGGGAGTAGCACTTGCGTTTGTAACATTCAAAAACTGAATCGACAAAACACCAGCGGTGTAGCAGTCAGATTCGCCAGGCAAAATGCCAGCGGTCTGTTGCGCAATAGCACCAACGGTTTGAACAATGTCAGTAGTCAAAAGACCAGGCACATTGAACGTCTGCACAGCGCTTGTGTAAGCGGCAACGGCAGCGGGTGCTAGAACTGGTGCAATGTAGAAAGTGCTTAACGCATTGCCACGGGCAAGGGTAGTAGAGGGCATGATGATTCCTTTTCAAGAATGAATAAATTGTAACGGTAAATAAAGAAAAAGCCACCCCTTTGACAGAGTGGCTTGTTCCTCTTTTATCCCCGATTAGAACTCGGAGAAGTCGTAACCGTAAACGAAAATGTCAACAGTACCGCCTGCAACGGCTGTGCCAACTTTTACATAAAGGGTTTGTGCTGACAAGTTAGCGTTCTTAGTTGCGGACACAACTGTGGAGTTGGTCACATAAGCTGAAGAAGTGTTGCCTGTCAAAGCAGCGTTGGTAACGATCTCTGTGCCTGTACCAGCGGGTGCTGTCCAGATTGCCAAAGCACCAGAACTAACGTCTTTGTTAGCGTTGGTGATAGCAACATTGGTCACAGCATAGCTTGTGGTGTTGTTAACAGGGAGGGTTACAGAAGCATCACCAGTAAGGCTCAAAGGCACAGCGCTGGCGTAAGCCAACAAGCGGATAGCCTGGTTTGTTGCCAAATTACTTGGGTGAATCGTTGTGGTACTTGCTGGGCCTGGATTGCTCATGATAATTTCCTTAAATTTAGTTTAGAACGGGCGGTGATTAGCCGCCCTAGACCATTAGGCTGCTACTCGGCAAGCCAATTCGGGGTACAGAGGCGCCCAGCCATACAAGACGTCCAAACGTGTGGGAATGGAGTCATTGTTGATGGTGTACTGACGCACAACACGCATTGACAAACCAATTTCCTTGTCGCTTGCACGACCAGCAAAATGCACACCTTCAGGCAATTCCAGATCGGCTACTGCCAATGTGAAAGCATTGCGGTGCATGATGATGTTCTGGGGTGAAACAGTACCTGTGCTGTTAAATTGAGTCACAGCGGCTGTGGCAGAAGTTGTCGGGATAGACACGTTCTGGAACTGACCAGCGGTAATCACAGCGGGGCTAACGGTCACAGACACAGAAGAACCAGAAGCAACGGAAGCAGCAGCCTTCACAACGAAATTGCGAAGTTTGTTAGTGCCGTAGGCTTGACGATTCTGTGGGTTGACTGCGTACACACCAGCGATCTGGATAACGTCACCAGCGTTCAGGTTCAATGTACCTGTGTTGGCGGCTGTCAAAGTGATGGTGCTTGAAGATGCCCAACCAGAAGTCAGGAAGCCAGAAGCAGCAGTAGTGCTAACAGAAGCTGTCACAGTTGTTGTGGAGTTAGAGCCAAAAGTTTGGCTCACCACGTTCTGATCCATCTTCCAGTTCATACCAGCAGAGTCACGGCCCATCAAACCTTTACGGTATTGCTCACCGATTGCCTCTTGAGGAACAAACAAACCTTTCAGGCTGTCCACGATTGTTGCGCTTGTGAAAGGCTCAACGATACATGAACGACGGCCATCACGGGGTGCGCCCTCGGAGTCCAAGTAAGCACCAGCTGTCAAATAAGTGATCAAGCCAGTTGGGGGTGTGCCAGCTGTGCCAACAATGTTGGCGGTGTTCAGCGTAGCCATAGACATACCATCACGGTCAATCTTGTTGGCAATTGCTGCAATAGCGGGTTTCAACACACGGTCAGAGAACATATCCAAGGACAAAGCCAAGTCTTGTGTTGTGAATTGTGTGTCAACGTGGAATTGAGTGCTGAGAGTCACGGGAACTGATGTCTCGTTGAAATCTTCAACATTCAAAGCTGGGCCAGTAGTACCGATGAAACGGCCAGGTCTGCGGACGTTAACGGTGTTACCGATTTTTGCGCCTACGACAGCGAATTGATCGTCGTAATTGCGGTCAACTTCCGATGTGAAAGTCAGTTCATTTTCCAAGACCATCAACGCTTCGTTGGTGATCTTGCTGATCGTCAATAAATTATTAGCCATTTAAATTCTCCAAAAAGATTAGGTTTACCGAATTTTTCCCGATTTTCTAGCAGCCTTCCAAGCCTGGTAAGACCCATGAAATTCACCGTTTGGCGAAATAGGTATATCAGCCTTGCCTTGACCGCCTCGAATCGGTTGAATCGGTGCTGGTGCTTTACTTCTTACAACAGGGGCTGTCTGCTCAGGTTTAGATTCAAACCTTGCTTCTAGTTTCCCAATCTCTCTAAGCGCTGCATTTGGGCTTAAACCAGCGATTTTGCGTGCCAGGTCATTGTTTTCAGCTAGGTGATACAGGATTTTTGGGCCTACGTCACTCTCCAGAATTGCATCACGAACTGCGTTGTTTACCACAACATCGCTCGATGCGACCATATCGTCAAAATCAGGCATTTCCGCTTTGGCTGCTTGAACTTTCTGCGCCCAAGATTGGATAATCTTTTGCTGCGCTTCTTGCTCTCTAGCCAAGGCTACTTGCCTATCCCGTTCGGCTAACGCTTTTTCTGTCGAATACTCGGCAAGAGCCTTCGCATACTCAAACGCATCGCTGAACTGGCTTGGTTGTGGCTCTTGATCAATTTCAACGGCCTGTTGAGGCTGTCGGTTTTGCTCTAGTGCCGCCAAACGCTGTTCTAAATCTAACCTTGCTTGGCGTTCCCGCTGGGCTTCTTGCCTGGCTTCCTCACGTTGCTTGGTTATCTCTGAAAACCGCTTTTCAAGTTTAGGATTTTGCTTACGCTCACCCTCTTGGTTTGCTTCCTTTTCTGCCTCTTTCGGCTCACTCTGATCTTCTTGGACTTCTGGCTCGGCAGATTCTTCTTCTACCGCCTCAGTATCCGCAGGGGATTCAGCTAAACCTAATCTGTTTGCATAAAATTCTGCTGCATTCTCGCTAGTCAATACTTGACCTGCTTCTTTATCGGACATACGTTTCCCAACGATTTGACCCTGTGACCCTCACAGGTAAGGTTTAGTGGTTTTTACCACAAATTTTGTAAATCTCAAATAGCCCGTTCAGTTGTTTCCGCACTAGCATTTCTTAATGCCAGTTTGTCAATCGTAGCCAGGCGAATTGCGATTTCTGCTTTCATGCGCTCGATCTCAAGCTGAGTCTGTGTTTTAAGGACAGTATCATGAGCCTGACCGTCAACCTTCATGCGCATTTCTTCACGGTCACTTTGCTCACGCAACTCAATTTCATGCGCTCTGTTTGTCTCTTTCAGCAATGTGCGCTTAGTCTCAGCGTCTTGCTTCATCTGCTCAACGTCCATGCGCTGCTTGAGCATCAGGTCTTTGGCTTGAAGCGCCTGGGTAAGTTCTTGAATCTGTTTCTGTGACATAGCCAGCTGCATTTGAACCTGGGGAGGCACTTTGGACTTGTCATCGATCTGGGCCATTGGGTTGGCTGCGGCCAGTCGGTCAGCAATAATGTCAGCACCAGGCCAGTCCATGTTTCTGAACACCAAGTCACCAGCCACTTGCATCAGTTCTGGGGCAGCAGATAACAATGGCAGCATATTGTCCACAGCTTCTTGACGCTTGGAGTTGTAGCCTGGGCCAGTCTCCATGACCACATCGTATTGACCCACCGAAATGTCATTCAGCACACGGCCCACAGAGTCCCGTTGGTTGATTGTCAACAACTCAGGTTTGCCATCGTCACCAATGATTCGCATGACACGCTCTGTGTCGTAGATTTTGGGGATCAAATCCAAACAAATCTTGCCCACATGGGCGATTGTGCGGGTTAGGTTGTCGTAATAGTCAAAGTTTGTCAGGTCAACTTGCTGTTGCTGGCCGTTCAATGCCTTGCCTGAAATGTTGCCCTGACCTAATTGCGCAGGGTCAAAGATGCCCATGATTGACTTAATGTCATCGTTCACACCCGCAGCTGCTGCCATCACGCCCGTTTGTGGCGGCTCTGGTTGCAGTCGTGTAGGAACAGGCGCAGGGCGGCCATCAATGTCTGTCTGTTTGTAGCGCAGCAATGGGAATGATTTGATGTTGGCATTGGCCCAATCGCTTTCATGTCCCTCGTCTTGGCCTTCAGCAAGCAGCCATTTAGCCTTTGGTGCTAATGCCACGCCTTCGGTAATAGAAGTCTGCCAGAAGTTGTACATCCGCTGTGGGTCTTTGGCATAGCGAATCATGCCAAACTTCTTACGCTTGTCTCCCACGACAAGATGGCGGCCATAAACGGGAACGACAGGGATATATTTGCCAGCCCAATCACGTTCCTCAAGAATCTCAATTGCAGTCATCTTGCAATATTTGATGGTCTTTTTGTATGAGTCACGCTGGTCAACCACTTCAATGCCATAAGCTGCCAGGCGATTGAAAAAATCTTTGTCATCAGCAAATGTTGCTGTGCCATCGCTCAAAAGATACAGCTTGGCCTTTTCTTTGACTGTGTAGTAATACTCAGCCAGGCGAATATCCTCTTTAGTAATCCACTCGGATTGTGAGTCGCCAGTTCCACGTTGGGTGAAACTTGTGCCACCGTCATCCGCTTCTGGGTACATCTTGCGGAACTGGTCTTTAGACACCATTGTTGTGATTAAGCAACGCTCGGCATCTGAACCGTCAGGCGCTACTGAATTGGGATCGTAATAGACCGTAAATGGGTTATCTACGGGGTCAATGTAGATTTCCTGGTCAAATGAATCCTCGGAAATGTAGTCTGTGCGCACACGCAAGAAACCCCAGCCCATGCGGACAGCATAGTCAAACGCATTGTCATAGGCGTAATCAGCGTTGGAATTGACCTCAATGTGGCGAATAATGCCTTGGATGGTCTGTGCATCAACCATGTCATCATGCGTGTTTGTGGCATGGACTTTGATGCGGGGACGCTGCTGTCGTTGTTGGTTGGAAACTTGGCGGCAATAGTTGTCCACCTTGTTCACCGTGATCACAGGGCGTGATTCAAGGTTGCGTGAGTTTTGCAATTCAACAGGCCATTGATCACCACCGCCAAACTTCAAATCTTCAAGCGCCTCTTGACGATTCATTGTGTCGGCATCGTTTGCCAATTTTAGGAAGTCAATCGCTTCCTGAATTCGTGAGTCGTAATCATCAGCCATGATGTTGCCCTAAGTGATTTTGTGGCATTTTACGCCATCCATGAATGTTGGCTACCATAATTTAAGTTCAGCCTTGGCCTTCTTGCCTGGCGTGGCTCGTTGACCATCAGACCAATGTATCTAAACGCATCAGCACCGTGTGAATAGTTGTCGTGCAATGGCGTTCTGCTGAATTGCTTAGTATCTGGGTCAACATCGTAACGGTAGTGACGTAAGCATTGCAAGCCCTCGTGACAGTTCTCACGGTCAAACCAACAGTTAACAAAGATTGTCCTGGCAGCGTTGATTGAGTCCAAGATCGGGGTTTTGGGAATGATTTTGGTTTTGTATCCCGCAGCCCTCACGATTTCCTCAATGCTTCTGCCGTTGGCCGCCAGCGTCTTGTTCTCGGCATCGTGTGGCAGCCATAGCGTGTCGTAGATATAACCAAACGTCTGCATCTTTGCCAGGTAGTCGCTCATTGTTTGCTGGTTGCCCTCAATGTAGCGAATCAGGCGGGTTTCCATGCCAATGAACTGCAAGAACCA